AAGAATCTTATGACCAATTAGAAGCTATTATACTTAATAAATATAGAATTGATATTATTACAATCGACGTAGCTCATGGACATCATCAAAAAGTCGGTAGTATGGTTAGGTTTGTTAAAAAACATTTTCCTAATTCAATAGTTATTGCTGGTAACGTTGGAACATACGCCGGTTTTCAATTTTTAGAAGATGCAGGAGCAGATGTTATTAAAGTGGGAATTGGATCTGGAGTTATTTGTACTACGAGGTATAAGACCGGTTTTGGTACACCTATGCTTTCAACATTATTAAAAATTAGCTCACATAAAACAAAAGCTAAAATAATGGCCGATGGTGGATGTAAAGAATTTGGAGATATTGCAAAGGCTTTAGTTGCTGGCGCGGATTGTGTAATGGCTGGATCATTTTTTGCAGGGTGTATTGACTCACCTGCAAAACATATTAACGGACATAAACAATATTATGGTAGTACGTCATATACTCAAAAAGGAAATAAATTAAATTTTGTTGAAGGGAAGCAAATAGAAATAGATTTAGCACCGCAATATAATATTAGATTAAGAGAAATCGAAAAGGCTCTTAAAAGCTCTATCTCTTATGCAGGCGGAAAGGATTTAAGTTGCTTTTCTAATGTAAAGTTCATATAATTAAAGTGATATGTGTGGAATTTTTGGATCAAACGATATTAAAACATTTAGAGAGCTATGTACAAAGAACTCTGAAAGAGGTAATTTTGTGCGTAGTGTAACAATGCTATTTCCAGGTGGGATGAAAAATGACATCCGCGTGTCAACAAAATATGAACAAGATTTCGATAAACATATAGAAGAAAACCCTTTTTGTATATATTACCTAGGACATGTACAGTCACCGACATCTAACGTTCGAGATTTTAATATAGAGACCTCTCACCCATTTAATTTTAAAAATAAATACATAGCACATAATGGCGTGCTATCTAATCACGAAGAATTAATACAAGAATATAATTTAAATATTAAATGTAAAGTAGATAGTGATGTAATTTTACCCTTAATAGAGAAAATAGGATTTAATGATGCAATATCCGCACTACAAGGAACATTTGGTTGCTGGTACTATGACGCAAACCATGCAGAACTACGTGTATTTAGATCCGGGTCTACGTTATTTAGTAACGGTGGAGATTTTAGTTCGCTTCAAGTGAGTGATGAATATAAAGATATAACCGAAGGTGTTGTACTAATTTATAATTTTACTAATAATACTTTTAATAAAGAAGAAGAATTTGAACTAAACATGACACCCTTCTTTTTATGAAAACTTTAATAGCAGTTGCTACACAAGCTACTAGTGCAGAGTTTTTAACTTCTAGATTATCTAAAAGCTTACATCATCACGAAGAAAACACTATAACTACGTTTGACCTTCAACCTACATATAAAAACACACGCGGATTATGTAAAGTTTACAACAAGTACCTTACACCAGAAAATTTTAAAAAATATGATTGTATTCTATTTGTACATGATGATGTGTTTATTGATAGTATAAATTTTTTAGTAGAAATTCGTAATTTGTTTAAACAAGGGTTTGATGTAGTAGGTCTAGCAGGTGGAAGTAAATTACAAGTTAAAAAACCTTGCTTATGGCATTTATTGTGTAAGCCAGAATCACTATCTGGAATAGTATCTCATTATCAAAACAAAACAGATTATTCTCCTACAATATTCGGCTCAACCCCCAAAGAGGTAGTATTATTAGATGGTCTATTTTTAGCTGTTCGAACTAAATCAATCGCAAAGGAAAAAATAAAATTTGATACTAATATAAAAGGATTTCATCATTATGATTTAAAATTTTGTTTAGATTGTCATGTTGCCGGGTTGCGCTTAATTACTGCTCCGATTCACGTTATTCACGAATCACCTGGACTACTCAACCACACAGACGAGTATAGCAAATCCGAGGACTACTTCTATAATACTCTCGTCGAACATGCTAACAAGCGAACATAACTACTTAGACATAGATCTCGAATATTTAGAGAAAATCGTTTTTAAGAACTGTCTTGAAGATGATGTATATCTAAATTCTATTATTGATAATCTTAATTATAAGTTCTTTAAAAATAAAGAATTTCAACAGATTGTTAAATTAATGCAAGCTCTATATAAAAAGAATAATAAGCGACCTTCAAAGACCGAATTAGAGTTATATCTAAACACTGATCAACTTAAAGAGCATTATAATAAAAGTAAAACCTTAATTAATGAAGTAGAATCTGATCTCACCTCGGAGAACTTGTACGTATATACAGAAAAGTTTCTTCAAGAGCAAGCAGTATTTAATACATTCTTAGAAATTGTTGATAGTAAAGAAAGAGATATAAAAAGTATTCATGAAAAATTTAATAAAGCATGTAATATTTCTATTACTACAAATATAGGTCATAATTATTTTAAAGATCTAGAGCAGCATATAGTTAACTTAACAACCCGAGAGCATAAAATTAAAACCGGATGGAACTGGTTAGACGAGCGCTTAGATGGTGGCTTCTTGGAAGATGGTCGGAGTTTATATGTTTTCGCTGGTCCTACAAATGTTGGTAAGTCGATCTTTCTTAGCAACATAGCTACTACAGCTGCCGGTGAAGGTAAAAATGTATTAGTAGTTTCTCTTGAAATGTCAGAAATGATTTATAGTAAGAGGATTACATCAAGACTAACAGGGTTACCTATTAATCATTTAGATAGTCATATTGACAGTTTGCGGGCAAGTGTAGGTAAGTTTAAAATGCTCCATCCAAGAGCAAATATGATTATTAAAGAATTTGCACCAAACTCTATTACCCCTCCGCAGTTAGAAGGTTTTATTAAAAAATTAATAAACAAAGAATTTAAGCCAGATATTATTGTATTAGATTATTTAAATTTAATGGCTAGTACATATGGTAATAATTCCTATGAAAGAATTAAAAGTATATCTGAGCAAGTACGAGCCATGTCTTATACGTTCGAGTGCCCGGTTGTATCAGCAACACAAGTCAACAGAACTGGGTATGGTAACAACGCTGGAGGACCAGGGTTAGAGTCTATTGGTGAGAGTTACGGATTAGGAGCAACGGCAGATGCTATCGTTAGCATTTGGCGAACAGAAGAAGACGAAGAGGATGACGCTCTGCATATAGGTATAATTAAAAATCGCTTTGGGTCTAATACAGGTAGTACTCGATTGAGTATTGATTATAGTACATTAACTCTGACGGAGAATAACGACCTTAATGTTAATGATGATATTAATGCAGCAGAAGATGATGCTGTACAATTCGGGAGAATAGTGTAAATACATACAATGTCAAAGGCTGAGATAATCTTTACAGACTTAGATCTAGATGGCTGTTGTAGCTATTTAGCGTATTGCTGGTTGAATCAAACGAAGCCAAAAGTAATTACAATTAAGGTTTCATCTTTAAGAGAAAAGTTTTTAGCATGGCTAAAACGTAATAAAATATCAGATTATAAAACTGTTTATTTCTTCGACTTAGATACTACTGAAATAAAGGATCTTATTGACAAGAAAAACGTAACTGTATTTGATCATCATAAGTCTCATGAAGAAGAATATAAAAATGCGGTAACTATAATTGATAAAGAATGTACATCGTGTAGTAAGTTAATATACAACCACTACAAGAGTAACGCTAATCTTACTAATGAACAAAAAAAACTAATCGCGTTTGCTAATGATTATGATTGTTATGAATTAAAGTTCCCGGAAAGTAATAAGTTAAACTTTCTATTTTGGTATAAAAATGGAGATAAGTTACAAAATTTTATAACAGATTTTGAAGCTGGCTTCCATGGCTTTACTAATGAACAAAATAAAATTATAAGTTATCATTTTTATAAATTTAAAAAACTCAGAGAGAATGTTTCCTTATATAAATCAACAATAAGTATTGCAGGAAAGGAGTATAAATTTATTAGTACATTTGGAAATGAATATGTTAATGATTTATGTCAGTATATTATTGATAATAATGATTGTGATGTATGTTTAATGATAAATTTAAAAAACAATAGAGTGTATTTACGTAAGAACAGAAAGACAGATTTAAACTTAGGTAAATTTGCGCAAAAGGTAT